CCAATCTTAATAATATTAGCACCAGCTAATAATAAAGCCTCAGTCATTTCGCGTGACACAACATTACCAGCAATAATTGCTTGGTTAGGGAATAAACCCCGCACTGTTGACACATACTTTACAAACTTTTCAGTATAACCATTAGCAACATCAATACAAATAAATCGGATGCTTGGGTATAGATTAATAATTTGTTGAGCCTTATCAATCTCAGCAAAGTTATCTTTACCCATTCCCATCGTATATACTATATTATCCGAAAGATTACCAGCAATAATATTTGCTTTTTTCCATTCATCTACACTATAGTATTTGTGTATTGCAGTTAGTGAGTCAAAACCAGCAAGCTCTGTAGCAACATCCCAATTACCAATAGTATCCATATTACTGGCAACAATAGGAACTCCAGTCCATTGCATAAGACCTGATGGTAGACTAAACTTAAATGTTCTTAACATAGACACTTCGCTTCTACTTCTTAATGTAGAACGCTTTGGTCTAATTAGAACATCACGAAAATCTAATTTAATATCTTCTTCTACTTTCATACGATCTCCTGTGGAATTGTTTCTGGGCTATTAGAAAAATATACACAACTTTCATCAACCCAAGTAGCATTATCAATCTGCGCTCTAATAAAGTCTTGCATTTCTTCAAGAGTATTGAATGTTACAGTATCACCGGGCATTCCATAGTAAAGTTTGAAGATACCGCATTCATCAAGAACATCGCCTTTATTAAGAATAACTGTTGTAGTACCGCTCATATAAATAGCTTTTAAAAGTCTATTTAAATCTAGAAAATCAACCTTACGCTGGCGACCAGTAGTAGTGCCGTATTCCTTACCTATAGCTCCAATCTTTGAGCGTTCAGGACAACCTAAGAAAGACTCAGGAAATCGTGGATCGTTTCCAGATCTAGTATCATACATCTTTGCAACACCGACAACCTCTCCAATATCTCTAAAAGAAAAACCAAGAGAGCAAGCAGCATAAGGTAAAGTTTCTGAACTTGTTGTATATGGTGGATTACCTTGATTGATATCTAGCCACATACCTTGAGCACCCTCACAAAGAAGTCTATCACTACCGCAGAATTCTCTATCTTCAGGCCACAGTAAATCTTCCATTTCAACAGACTTAAGAAAGTTCTTTGCTAATGCAGACTTTCGTAATGCCTTATCTGAATAGCAAGGGGCAATACCACAACCAGTAGTTCCTAGTTCTTTGTAAAGATACATCTCATCATAACGAATATTTTCTGGTGTAATAAAACTAGCGTGTGGGTGAATCCAAAGTTTTTTCATTGGATTAAATCCAGCATTTTCTAAATATCTAATTTCTTTCTGAAGTTTAAAATAATCAATAACACAATTAGGACCAATGATACATTCTTTATCGTGAAAAATACCACTAGGAATCTGGTGTGTCTTATATTTATTACCGTTTACATATACAGTATGTCCTGCATTTGGTCCACCGTTCCAACGGCATACATATTTATAAGGAAACTTTTGGCAATAACCAGATACAACTTTACCCTTACCTTCATCTCCCCAAGCAAGACCAAATACAATATCAACTATTGCCATATTAAACTCCTTGTGTTACATTGTTATTAGGATCATATACAACTTGACCACCATCATCAATTGCAAACCCAACTTCCTTTAACCTACCAGTCTTACGATCATAATATAACGCAGCAGCAATACCAGCACGACCAGTAAGGCGATTCTTTAAAACTCTAATAGTTGTCGTATTTGCTATTACCTCGTCGGCGTTTTGTCTATCACGCTCAAGAGCAATAACGGTATTAGGAACAGACGATAGAGCACCCGAACCACGAAGATCCTGTAGTGTAATTCTGTCACCCTCTTCATATGCTTTTTCTGTTTTCTTTAGCTGAGATACAATATCAATATGAACACCTGTACGAACAGCAATAGATCGTAGTTCCTTCATAAGTGTATCAATAATAATACGCTCTGAGTTACCACCATCAACATCTTTGTCATGCATGCCAATAAGACCAGCAGCGGCAGCAGTAATATGGTCAAGCACAATAACATCAACCTTAAGACTGACAGCCATATATTCCATACGGGCAAGTAGGTTCTGCATGGCATTATTGCCAAGATGGTCGTAGATAAAGAAGTTAGTACCACTAAGCTTACGCTTTGCAGCAGCATACTCTTCATCAGATAAATCATCAACAAAGTCCATGTTAATAGGATTCTTTCCAAGCTTACCACGAAGATCGTTCATCATTCTACAAGCACGGATAGCTCGTACTGGCTTGTTAAGAATCAAACTAATCATGTCATCCATTGTTTCTTGTGGAGATTCCTCAAGCATGATTGCACCAACTGATCTACCTTCCTCCAGATGGTGAAGAATAAGCTCACGCAGAATAGTAGACTTACCACTACCAGTTCCACTAGCCCATAGACTAATTTCACCAGAGCGTTGACCAATAAGAAACTCGCTAAGGCTATCGAAAGGGAACGGGTAAACTCTAACATTTTTAATATCTTCACTACCTTCTACAATTGTAGAGACATGTAAAATTTCATCAGGCGAATACTGCTGTGCTTCCCAAATAGCAGAAACAACAGCCTTACCATTGTTATTCATTAAGCATTCATTAGCATCTTTGTAAGGCAACTTAGCAATCTTGCACTTACCGGGTGGCAACAGCTCTGCAATTTGGTTAGTAGCTTGCTTACCGGGATCATCGTTATCTAAACAAAGAACAACTTCATTATAACTACAAACAAAGTCATAGTTATCTTTAATTGATTTAACAGCAGATTGAGCACCATTAGGAACAGAAACAACAGGCCAAGTACCACCAAGTAGCTGATTAACAGTCATGCAATCAATCTCACCTTCGGTAATGACTAGTCTCTTTCCACCGTTCTTCCATAGATGCTGACCATATAACTCAACACCTTTGCTATTACCCTTCCAAAAAAATTGCTTATTAGGACCACGAAGATGTTGACCTAATAGTTCACCGTTCTTATAGTAACTAGCAATTTGAATATCTTTACCGTTTACTTTGGCGGTAGTATATCCATAAAGTCTACAAGTTTTTTCGCTGATACCTCTATCTGTTAGGTCTTCAAACCTACCAGCAATAGGAGTAAAGTCTTTAGTTATAACTGTTTTTTCCATAGGTTTTTTATAACCATCCTTTCCTTCATAGTATTGACAAGCAAAGCAATAGTAATGATCTGTATATTCTGTTAGATTATCGCTCTTATGGTCATTACCAAAGGCAGCGCATCGTGGACATTGTGTTCTTTTACCAGTAAATGTACTATTATTCATAGTTTTAATACCTTGCTTTGTATTGATGTTGTAATTTCTACAGTAAGATAACCTTCCTGTGTAGGCTCAATTGCAATAACACGGCTGATTTTTTCCTTTTTTGAGCCACCAACAAAGAATGATATTAAATCTCCGGTACAGATAAAAGGACCACCTTCATAATCAATGTAATAACTACCGTCGTTATCTTGCCCTCTTTTATAGTATACCGAAGGTCCATCAACAATGTACTTGTTTCTAGCAACTTTAGTAAATACCCTTGGTTGCTGATATCTAGACATAATTGTTTTAGTTTCGCCTATCTTCATAACTCAACCATTTCCCCAACTTCGTTGGTATAAAAGATTTTATCGAATAAATTGATACACCAAGGCATACAAAACTTACATGGTTTAGACATGCCAATATGACCAGTCTTACTAAATCTATAGTTCATAAGAACAAGCTTATCAAAATTACCATTCATTTTTCTAAAAGCATCTAACTCAGAATGAAGATATGGTAACATATAACCAAGTTCAACAGTTTTGGGATGAGTCTTCCAGTTATTAGTTCCAACAGCAATTAATTTATTTTTTCTAACAACTAAAGAAACATGAACTCTATCTCTCTGTACTGTTAAAGATATTTGCTTTGCTAAATCAAGCCACGACTGCTGCATTAGTTAACGCTCTCCAACTCATAGGGAATAGGTTAGCACAAACAGCAGACACAGCTTTAGCATATTCTTGTACTTCTTTCTGTGCTGTTTCGTGTGAACGAAGCTCATACATTCTATACCATGAGTAAAGAGAGCCTGTCCAAATCCACTCTGTATACATAGACTGTGGAAGAATTGCTCTTGCTTGTTCTGGACAAACACCAGACTCAAGAAGTCTATCATACATAATTAAACAAGCTGAACACATATTCTTATATTCAAGAAGCAATTCAAAATTATTAACAAACTCATCCATTGAACCTTGCTTTTTATTAGCAGCTTTCTTTCTAAAGTTATCTGGTATCCAACAATCAGGAGTAAAGTCTACATATCTTCTACTGATTTCATTCCAAGCAAAACCAACCTGATGCTTTGCTAATTGTCGTGCGATAAAAACAGGAGCCTTGAATCTCATCTTAATAGAAGTATGAGCAAAAGGACTCCAATGATTATGCTTTGCCAAATAGGCAATTAATTTTTGGTTTTGTGCTGAGTTGTAATTAATTGAAAGTTTATCAAAAGAAACTCTAGCAGCATCAACAACAGAACTATCAGTACCCATGTGATCAATATATTCTACAATACTCATAACTATCTCCTTAAATCGTTGGGGTGGATTTGCACCACCATCTTTATACACGCTTGGGGTAAATGTATACTATTTTACTAACTTAAACTACCAAAGACAATTACTTGGAATCGTTGATCCCTAGTACAAAGTAACCATCAGAGCCGACTTCTGCCCACTCTTTGGTTACATACATGGAGATGATCTGCGAATCATCTTCCCATAATTTACCGTTTAAAATATCAAACACAGCTTTAGTATAATTATCCAAGTCTGCCCTTGGATGACTTCTAGAAGTTTTCTTAGGACGCTTTACATATAACTCTAAAGTAATACATAAAGGACCACTAAGTAATTTTCTATCAGTACCTATTACTTCATATACTTTTTCAGCAGCCTTTTCTCTAAAGTCTTTATATGGACCGGAGTAATAAGCTCCCCATTTTCCAACCCTAGGTCTAGATGCTGCTACTGGTGAGATATCAAACTTCCATTCCATTAGAACGGAATGTCATCGTCAGTAACTTCTTCTGTCTCGGTGGTGGTAGCAGACTTGTTAGCACCCGTGCTAACAAAACCACCCTCTACTGGAGCAAATCCGTTACCGGAACTACCACCAGTATTATTCTTTTCGATGATTTGAACACCGTTAAGATATAGACTGAGAGAGTTATCACGACTAAGAATCATAGGCTGAAGCTTTAGACGAACCTTATCGCCACCAAAAGCAACAACATTTGTTTCTTTAGCAAGAGCATCTACGCAAGGAAACTTAATCTTGTCAATATGATTCTTGCTCTTAAACTTAACATACTTAACGCCTTCCTTTTCGGAAACACCGTTAATCTTCTTTGCTCCACTCTTCTTTAGAAGATCAGCAAGAACCTTACCAAGATTCTTGTCAACAATAACAGTAATGTTATGGTTAGCAGAGTTCTCACCAAAGTTAGTATCTGGCTTTAATAGATTGCTCCACTTGACTTCAAGAGTTTCAGTTACCAGCGGTGGTAGTTTCGTTGACTTCATTTAGATTCTCCTCATTTAGATTAGCAGTAGTAGCTGATTGAGCAGCAATAAGACGAGTAACTTGTTCATTAATATTAGTTGTAATACCAGTTAGAACAGTGCTAATGTTTGAAAGATATTCAATTACACTTACTCCAGTTACAGCAGGACCATTATTTGTATTTTCTGTATCCATATT